AGGCAACCGCTTTACTCTCTTTACAGGGTGGAACACCCCTCCAAACTCACGAAGCGTGAGAATCCCGAAGGTAGGCTACTATTTAGGTAGCCAATCCGGATCTAGTAAACCATGCTTCACGCATGTGCCACTTGCCGGAGCCCTTCCCCTGTACCATATGTCCTCGGGCATATGAATACGTGTGAAAGGGCCTTCGGAGCTTGTAAGCGTAAGCAGCTAACTGGTAACCGTCCGGCTGGGAAGCCTCGACGAACCGATAAACAAGGAGTTTAAGCCCCTTATTTGGATCGACCCGTAAAGGCTTCACATCATGGATTGGCACCAGAAAGCCGTCGTCGCCGGTATAACCTTCAGGTATCTTTGGAAGATCAAGTTTCCGAGTATGCTTGCGCGTGTTACGAAGAAATTCGTAGCCGCGCTTGCGTATGTCGGAACAGATTTCCCGAAGAAGCTTTACGGTCGTATCGTCGACAAACTGCTCAACGCGCATTCGCCATCTCACAAGTCGATTGTGAAGTCGAATGCATTCATCCAAAGATCTAACGATCTCCTTCTGATAGACGGGAGTGACATCAACACCTTTAAAGAAATGTTTACCGCAACTCTCAAAGAAATCTCCGCTTACAAAAGACTTCGAAACGTTAGTTTCGAAGCCAAAGTAGGCGTAGGCGTCTATGAGGTGAGGTGCACATTCTCTTGGAGCGATGATGTCGTCTCCGTAGACCAGGAGGGCGGATGATGGCCTGCCATTCCTCTCAAGAACTGCGCAACCGATAGCCCAAAAGATTAGCGTCTCGAGTTCAAAGGTATAGGCGTTACCCATTGCAGAGAATTTCTGCAAGCGTACACGCTGTCCTTTAACCCTCGTGAAGCCGACCCTAAGGTCATCGAGATACGTAGCCCATTGAGGTGGTAGTAGAAGCCATACAAGCTCCCGACTGATCGTATCGCTTGCTGCCCTCAGATCGAGGGTCGCCATACCCATCTTGTACGCCATCTCGGCGCCAAGCTGATTATGAGACTGATCATCTAAGTCGATACCAAAATGCTTAAGGCGACGCCGTATGTACGAGCCTACACCCTGCTGGAGAAAGGCATTTCCAGCGGGAGCGGCCTGTATAGTACGGTCCGTCTTGGCATTTTTCGGGACGGTCAGAAAGCGCTCTTCGTCAGTGATGACAAAGAGATCCACAAGAGGACAAACCGGGCCCTCGACGTAAACGCCGAGGGCATGGCTCAGCCAGAGTGGATCGCACGCCACATCTCGTACGAGATATGGTAGCGCTCGCCGCGTGACCGCAATCGGGATGGACATCTTTTCTGCAAATGGCACGCGTCTTGTCATTGACGTCGCACCATTGCTCCATTTCCGGAATCGGGCCGTCTTAAGCTCTTCAAAAACGCCAAGAACGTCGGATATTTTTCGCTGTGCATCAGAAATGATGCCTGCAACGCCAGCTGGATACTCTCCAGTGGTCCGATCGCCCTTTATGCGTTGGTTAGTTTGCTTGCAACGACGCTCCGAGCCTATCCAGGCTCGAATCGCTTCGCGTTTGACGTTCAATCCTGTCGGTAACCCCTTCCATTTAGAAAGGAGATTAGTAACAAGATAGCTCACGGCAAACGTCGAAACAGACGACTCCTGAAGCGACGAATGAACATCCAGAGATAGGTACTCCTTAGTGGAGTTACCGCTCAAAAGAAGTTCAACGGCGCTCGGGACCGAGTTTCGCAACCCGGGGCAGGAGTTCAGCTTACGCATCACTGCGTACTCTAAGCTATCACTAGCTCTGAACTTAGTCATGTCGACTCCAGTCCTAAGTTACCAGAGGAATTGGAGGTTCTCAACCACCGCAACGACCTGAGAGTCGTTTTGGAGGTTGTAGTTCATCTTCCGCAGATCCTTGCGGTTCTGCAGAGATGAACGTTCGGGCATCACGTATTCCGTGAAGGCCCGATCGACATAGGCTACTTGCGGAGACGGTTCAACGCCACTCACCGTGCTATTGGTGATGTTAGCGAGGATCGGCTCGTGCAGGCCCACCTTGACGCGCGTAGTCCTCTGATCGGAGGCAGTGCCAGCCGAAGGCGGCGGAGGCTGTTTGATCTCGAAGGAGATCCTCCAGAATCCGACCGCATTCGCTTGCGACTGATCTTCGAACCAGAAAACGCCGTTCGCGTCACGCCCCTTCGGAATGAAGGTGTGGTTCACAGGGGTTCCCTGTGCGTCCGCAAGGACGATGTTTGCTGCTTGGGGCACTCGATGCTCCAAAAGTGAACTCAGCTCACGCCGAGTCAGGGTTGAGGAAGAGGTTACTTCAACAATTGCGTCAACAGAGCGGCGGCGGAGATCATCCGACGCCAACCCATGTCAACGTGAAAGGTTGGAGGCCTCGGGAACGGGTATGAAAGTAGCTTAGTACGCTGCATCTGGCAAAAGTAGTAATAGTAGGACATGTCGATCGACCAAAAGTCGACGGAACGTGAACCTACCAACACACCAGCGCCAGAACGTCTAGCAGTGTAGCCAGCATTCATACGGGTCCAGTGGGTTACGTAACCCTTCCGAAAAGCAACGTTATAGATCAGGGCAGTTTCGAAAGCTCTTAGATAAGAGCCAACGTCAAAGACCCAATCGACAACGAAGCTATAAGGAAGGCGTTCCCAAGCAAGAGAGACCGGGTTAAGAGATGTCCAACGAGCAAGATCGAACTTGTCCGTAGGTAACTCGAGAGCCAGACCTATCTTGCACCCCTGGAAGCTGCGGTACTGTTCAATATTAACGGGCACCGTAATTGGCGCTTCGGTAATATGAGCAATTTGAACCGCAGGGGAGATTGGAACGCGGTATACCGCCTCGAAACGGCTAAGCCGGTTCAGAATATGGTGAAATGACTCGTCGGCTGCACCAAAGATGGTGTTGACGAGAGGCATCCAACCATATTGCAATTCCAACCACTCATTCGCCCAACGTTTCGGACCGACGCCCTTAACGTACCTCTCGAGCTTACCTAGGGAACGAAGCATACGTCGGGTTGAACCGATCTCTGCTAAGTCCACAGATAGGTCGAGAGAACCCCTGACCTTCTCATTGAGACGGTCAAGGGCGGCGTTGTAGATCCAAGCAGGAGCAAAAGCCGGAGGAGTAATTTGGTCGTCACCAAATCCA